TATTTTCTTCTTTTTCTGCAAACTCTCTAATTGCTTCTCCTATTTTACTACGCTTTACAACAATACCTAAAAGTTTACTTAACTGTGCGTCAAAATCTTCAGGCAAATCTGCGTCAGATTCTCCGCCAACTGATTCAAATATCTTTCTTTTATCTTCTGCTGAGATTTCACGTTGGTCAGTTTTATCAGAAGGATTCACTGTGGCAGAATCTACCTGATCGCTAGACCCTGCTAAATTTTCTGTAGCAGAACTTCTATTTTTTGGAAAAAGTATTACAAATTCGTCCGGTGTAATAACTTCTTTTGATTTTTTCATTTCTTGCAAACGTCTGTTAATATGTTGTGTTAAACTTGCTCCGCCTGTTTGCAAAATTTCCTGTAAAGTTCTTCCGCTAATCTGAACATCCGTTTTAAGTCCCTGTACATCATTGTTCATTGCTGACTCGTGCCAAGGTATTGCTTTTACGTTATAAACACTACCTCCTTCATTTACTTCAAATCCTATGTTAACTAACTTTAACGGAAAAATTCTTCTAGTTCCTGGTTTTCTAATAGAATTACCGTTTTGATCCCAACCTTTGAATTCTACTGCTAGTACCCAAGGTGCTTCTAAGTAATTCTTATGTCCTGATCTTATCGATGCTACTTGAAGTGCTTGTAAAAACATACCCATACTATAAGGCTCTGTAATTTTAAAGTCGATCTGTACAGCGTTTGATTGTCCTGTTCTAGGATTCGCTCCTACAATAGTGTTAATTTCAACATCATCTATGTAATATTCAGTTTTTCCTCCAGTTTCTGCGGCTGTTCTTCCTCCAGATCCTGCGCCGCCGCCTGATTTTAAAATTAAAATTGAAGGATCACTTCTTCTATAAGTTACATCAGGAAAATTAATTTCGAAATTGTTAAGGCAACCAAAACTAAAAATATAGTTGTAAGAAGCAAAGTCTCTAAGCTCATTTGGAAATGGCGGGCCAGATCCTGACAATACACTCGCAATCGCCTGTAGGTCTGCTAAAGATGATTCAAATCCTAGTGCATCTTCGGGTCTAACACCTAATTTTGGAACTATTGTAGCTCCAATTTTTTCAGTAGCACTACCTACTACTGCATCTGCAATTCTATCTACTGAGATTGCAACCATTTTACATTCCTAACAGTTTTCTTAATTGTTCACCTTTGGGCAAATATATCTTAGTACCTGCTTGTATATCATAAACAGGATCTTTTATTACATCCATATTTCTTTGTGCAAATACCCACCATAAATCCTTGTCATTATATAAATCATAGGCTAACAAATCTGGTCTATGTGTATATTGCTCTTCAATCTCATACAATATATCATCGCCTTCTGCAGGAACTGGTCTAATAGTGAGAATATCCATATATTGGTTGTTTACAGTTGTCGTACTTGACCACGGACTGCTTTTTTTATAATTAGCCATTAGATAAAGCCTCCGCCTTTACCTATATAGCCTCCGTTTACAAAATTTTGTAGGCTAAATGATTCTACAGCTCGCCTGCTGTAAATAGGTTGTACCGTAACCTGTATGTTACTTCTCGTAGGAGCATATGTTCCGCCTTCTCCTAAACCTTCAACAAAAATATAGTCAACGTCTTGGTTCATTTCAACAGCAAATTGTGTTACAACAACTGGAACATTTTTAAAAACATAATCACCGTATCCGTTTAATCTTAAAACTGGAGGTGGGTTTCCTTGATCTGGAGTATTACCATATGCCATCTTAGAAACACTTCTTAAAAAATGTACTGCCGCTACCCAATATTGTCCTTCTAAAGAATTTTCTACAAAGAAGTCGCCTGTAATTGAGAATGAATCCACTTGTGAATTTTGATATGCAAAAAATGGATAATTACTATGTATAGGTTTAATTGGAGTATATGCCGCACTATGGGTAACATATATCTGTGGTGTGTAAGGCCATATTAATCCGTTAGTCCTAATAAGTGGAGACAATATACTGCTACTAGCAAAACTTGGAGGTATAGACAATCTAACACGCCAGTCTGCTGGTTTTTCAGAATTTTGTGCCCAAGATGCGCCGCCGAAGTTAAAACCTTCTGGTGTTGCGTCTGGCAATAAGTTAAAAGCACGTAAAACTTTACCAAAACTTGATTCTGATAAATTATCCATAAACTGTGACTTGGCATTAGACCCTACTTGGTTCACAGCATCTGTAAATTTGCCTGTCCAATTGGGTGACGATTCACTAGGTGAAGAATTATTTCGAGCCTGTGATGCCGCTATTCGCTGTATTCTGTCCATATTTTTTTTGTCTCCTACTGTATTTATTTATTGACTTTTTTAACTACGTAGTTTATAATAAGAGTATTAAATTGGAGAAAAGATGAGAAAAATCAATTACTTAAACAACAAAGACATACTTGCAGAAATAGCAAAATCAAAAAATACATTTTGTAGCTATACTGAAAAGGAGTATGCAGTATACGATATTATCTTACCTAGCGTTGATAAGATTAATATTAGAACAATAGCAGAAGCAAAGCGAAACCAAGCCAAACGGCTAGGACAGAAGGCATTTGAACAGGCAAAAGCAGAAGGAAAAAAAGTAAAACAGGCTCAATTTGAAATAGATTACAGAAAAATACAGAAAACTGACTTGGTTTTTAGAATAATGACATATGATCATGTTCCTGAAGAACCAGGTAGAAAAAAGAACCCTAAAACTGTAGCAGATACAAAAGTAAAACTTAACTTTCCACCGTTTCAGCACTATAGATTTGATGAAGACGACAATCTAGTGTGTGTTGGCAAAAGCCATTGGGAGGGCGGTATGGAAAACGGCTTTTTTCAATTAAGTTTAGGAAAAGCAACAGATAAGTTAGCTATGATGTGGATTAAACTATGCGAGAGATATGCTACTAGAGGTAATGTTAGAGGTTACACGTATAACGACGAAATGAAAGGCCAGGCTATATTACAATTAGCACAAATTGGATTACAATTTGATGAATCTAAGTCAGCTAACCCATTTGCATATTATACAGCCGCAGTAACTAACAGTTTTGTTAGGGTAATAAATTTAGAAAAAAGGAACCAAAATATTAGAGATGATATTTTAGAAATGAATCACATGAATCCTAGCTATACAAGACAAGCACAAGGAGAATGGGATGCCGCTATGAAGCGTGAAAAGGAAATAAGAGACAAGCAGACCCAAACTTCTACTTGACTTTACTCAAAAAATAGTTTATACTAATAAAGAAAGGTAGGTATCTTGTTTAAAAAAGCCGCGGTCTTTACTGACATTCATCTTGGCCTTAAAGGCAATTCGAAAGTACACAACGACGATTGTGAAAAGTTTGTTGATTGGTACATAGATCAAGCAAAGCAAAACAACTGTGAAACCGGTATCTTTTGTGGTGACTGGCATCATAATAGAAATAGCTTAAACTTAACAACTATGGATAGCACTATTAGGTGTTTAGAAAAGCTAGGAAAGTCGTTTGAACAGTTTTTTATGTTTGTAGGGAATCACGATCTTTACTATAAAGATAAACGTGATATTAGTTCTACTGAGTTTGCAAAACATATTCCAGGAATAGAAATAGTTGAAGATTTTAGAGAAATAGACGATGTTGCACTTGTTCCTTGGTTAGTAGGTGATGAATGGAAAAAGATTACAAAGTGTAAATCCAAGTATATGTTTGGACATTTTGAACTTCCACACTTTTATATGAATGCAATGGTGCAGATGCCAGACACTGGTGAACTAAAAGCAGAACATTTTCAACATCAAGAGTATGTGTTTTCAGGACATTTCCACAAAAGACAAAAACAAGGAAAAATACATTACTTAGGTAATGCATTTCCTCACAACTATGCTGATGCGTGGGACGATAAAAGAGGAATGATGGTGCTTGATCGAGAAAATAACGAGGAACCAGTGTATATTGACTGGCCTGATTGTCCTAAATATAGAACTACTACCTTAAGCAAACTGTTAGATCCCTCAAATGACATAATCAAACCAAATATGTATCTAAGAGTAACATTAGATTTGCCTATTTCATACGAAGAAGCACAATTTATAAAAGAAACATACATCAACAATCATAAATGCAGAGAAATTACACTTATTCCGCAAAAACAAATTGAAGAAATAAGCACAGAACTAGACATAACCCAGTTTGAAAGCGTAGATGAGATTGTAGCAAAAGAGATTACTGCAATAGATAGTGACAACTTTAACAAAAAGATGTTATTAGACATCTACAATGAGTTATAAATGATAAGAATTAAAGACTTAACTGTAAAAAACTTCATGAGTGTTGGTAATCAAACTCAAGCCATCGACTTTAACAAAGAACAGCTAACACTGGTACTAGGTGAAAACTTAGATCAAGGAGGTGATGACACTGGCTCACGTAACGGTACTGGAAAAACAACAATAATCAATGCTTTATCGTATGCTTTATACGGAAATGCGTTAACAAACATCAAAAGAAATAACTTAATTAACAAAACCAACTCAAAAGGTATGTTAGTTACGTTGCATTTTGAAAAAGATGGCTTAGATTACCGTATTGAACGAGGAAGAAGCCCTAATATTATGAAATTCTTTGTTAACGACCAAGAACAAGAAATGATAGACGAAAGTCAAGGTGATAGTAGAAAGACACAAGAATTTATTAATGGGTTATTAGGAATGAGCCACGATATGTTTAAACATGTTGTTGCACTAAACACATATACAGAGCCTTTCCTAAGTATGCGTCAGAATGATCAACGTGCAATTATTGAACAACTGCTTGGCATTACATTATTATCAGAAAAAGCAGAAACATTAAAAGAACAAGTTAAAGAAACTAGAGATGCAATTACAGAAGAAAACGCAAAAATAGTTGCTATACAAAGTGCCAATGAACGTATCGAGAGTACTATAAGTAGCTTACAAAAAACACAAAAAGCATGGATTTCTAAGAAAAAACAAGATGAAGAAAAGCTATCTAAGTCAGTTACAGAATTAGAACACCTGAATATTGATGAAGAACTAGAAAATCACGAACTTTTAACTAACTGGACACAGCTGAATAATAGAATATCCAGCTTAACCAAAGAAAAAGCAACACTAGAAAGTGCAATGTCGCGAGCAGATAAGTCAGTTACAAAACTTGAAAAAGACATAACAGAACTAGATGATGCAATTTGCTATGCATGTCAACAACCGCTAGGTGAAGATAAAAAACAAGAAATACTTTCAAAAAAACAGAAAGAGTTTGATGATTCTATAGCATATCAAAAAGAAGTATCTGATAAATTGACATCAACAATTAACATACTAGATGAAATAGGTGATATTAATGGTCGGCCTACTACCTTTTACGAAAGTGCAAAAGAAGCATATGAGCATAGAAACAATGTAGACAGTTTAAAGCAAACACTATTGAACAAAGGCCAAGAAGAAGATCCTTATCAAGCACAGATTGACGAATTAAAAGAAACAGGATTGCAAGAAGTAAGTTGGAACTCGATGAATCAGCTTACAGACTTCAAAGATCATCAAGAATTCTTATTAAAACTACTAACAAACAAGGATAGTTTTATACGTAAGAAGATTATTGATCAAAATTTAGCCTACCTAAACAATAGACTTACATATTACCTAGATAAACTAGGATTGCCGCATCAAGTTGTGTTCTTAAACGACTTAGCAGTTGAAATAACACAGTTAGGACAAGATTTAGACTTTGATAACTTGAGTAGAGGAGAACGTAATAGACTAATACTTGGTATGAGCTTTGCATTTAGAGATGTTTGGGAAAGTTTGTATCAGAATGTAAACTTGTTGTTTATTGATGAACTTATCGATAGCGGAATGGATACAGCTGGTGTAGAAAACTCACTTGCAGTAATTAAAAAGATGGGTAGAGATAGACAAAAGAATGTATTTCTAATATCACATAAAGATGAACTAGTAGGAAGAGTTAATCACCTAATGAAAGTTGTCAAAGAAAACGGATTTACATCTTATGAAAACGATATCGAGATTGTTGAGTCATGATAATAAACATTTCAAATGAAGAAAAGTTTCCTAATATTTGGCTTTATGACATATGTCCGCCAGGAGCTCCTGTTCCTGATGATATAGTAATAATGCCCTGTTGGAAGGCAGGAAAATACTATATAAACTGTGAAAAAATTAGTGCAACAGGTTTATATCATGATATAAATCTTGAAGAATTGATTAGATTAGATTACAAAGTACCTCCAGGTATTGCTCCACAAGGAATAAACAATGACAAAGGTAAACAAATACAAGAATTAGCAGATAATGATTTTAATTTACTACTAATTGAACTTGATAAGTTTATGAGTCGTGGCATTAAAAAAGTACTTCATATTGATTTTCTAATAGACAACGAAAGAGAACTAGACTTGATAGAACATGTAATGAAACATAGCACAAAAACAAGTCATTTAGAAATACAGTATCCTCTTCCTGACACAAAACCAAAATTAGACTATAAAGATTTAAAAAATAGCTGGAATACAATTACAATAAGATACGGTCACGGACAAACACTTGAAACAGGTGATAATAGTTACGCATGATTGCACATCTTAAAAAATATATTGGAATTTACCTAGCAATTCTAGTAGGACTATTAATTTATTTTGATGATCCTAATGATGAATATCCTGTTATTGTTACTTGGTTTATATTAGCTATTATACTTTTTAAGTTTCCTCCATTTAATTGGGGAGACTGGCTTATTACTAAATGGTCAAACTTTTTATGGTGGATATTAGGACCTTTTATACGTTGGCAACAAACAAGTTGGCCTAAATGGGCAATATGGATATGGGTTATACTTTGTGTTATAGGATTTGAGGAATGGGTATTTAAGCCATTAGGTTATACCATATATCCTTGGAGATATGCTATATGGTACGAATAAAAATAGGGTGTAGAGTTAGTCAATTAGCACTAGCATATGCAGAAAAAGTTAAAAATAAGTTGTTAACAGCAGTTCCTGATGCTGATATTACACTAGTTGGTATTAAATCTGATGGAGATATACATCCTGATGTAGATATAAGCAAAATTGGCGGCAAGGGAGTGTTTTGCAAACTAATTGAGCAGGAGTTGTTCTGGGGTAACATTGATATTGCTGTACATAGCTTGAAAGACATGCCAGGAGAAGAGAATCCTGCCCTTTGTGTACACGGAGTATTAGAAAGAAGCGATTATAGAGATGTTTTAGTTGGAAAAGTGTTTGAAGGTGCTGTAATAGGTACAAGTTCACCCAGGAGAACAGCACAAATGCTTGATGTTTTTAGCAATCTACGTGTTCAAGTTAAAAAGATACGAGGAAATGTAGACACAAGAATAAAGAAGTTGCAATCAGGAGAATATGATGCTATAGTGTTAGCTAAGGCTGGTTTAGACACGTTAGACATACACATAGATTATGACGAACTTACTATTATACCGGCCATTGGACAAGGTATAATTGCAATGCAGACTCGAAACGATGACTTTGAATTGAATAAAATTGTTAAACAAATAAATCATGAAGAGACTTTTAAACAAGCAAAACTTGAAAGAGCGTTGCTAAAAGGATTAGGCGGAGATTGCGATACAAAGGTGGCCGCAATAGCTACAGGTAACAATCCTGTTAGGTTGGAGGCAGTATATTATGATTGACGATGATACACATGATCTGTTGACCAAGGCATACATGGAATATTTTAAGGCAAATGACAATTTTGAAGCAAGAAATAGTGTAAGGACACATGGTGCGGCTAGAAAATGGCTTCGTGAAATACGAACACTAGCAAAAATACGCATGGAAGAGATACACACAAAGCATCAATCCAAAAAAGAGGCACTAAAGGAATAGGCACAGGTAAGTATCCATATGCAATGGACTTATCGAGGAAAACCAATAGACATTCTACCACAAGATGTCGAAGGGTTTGTTTACTTGATAACAAATCTTACTAACAATAAAAAATATGTAGGCAAAAAATTAGCCAAGTTTAAAACCACAAAGCCACCGCTCAAAGGCAAAAAAAATAAAAGGCGAGGATACAAAGAAAGCGACTGGAAAGAGTATTGGGGTTCTTCAGATCATTTGAATGAAGATGTATCAAAACTGGGTCCAGACAAGTTTACAAGAGAAATTTTGTATATGTGTCCAAGCAGAGGCGTGATGAGCTATTTAGAGGCTAGGGAACAATTTGAACGCAGAGTTTTAGAAACAGATGAGTACTACAATGGTATCATTAATGTGCGTGTTGGAAGTTCCAAAATACTTAAAGAACATTTAAAGGCAATATAAGGACGCTGTTTGATCGAGGTGCTCGATCCGCTTTGAGGTGTAGCCACGAGTTACATCAGAACTAGCGAGTCCAATAGGCTATTTGCTACGAAAACCCCATGCACTAGGAACGAAGCAGGGGATAGCGAGAAATCCGCGAAGCGGTAAAGCGGTTTTGCAAATTTTTCGTGATGTCGACGTAGGTTGGGAAAGGTCAGAGCCCAGTAGCAAAGTCAAATACCTACTTCCGATCTCGGCTGTGCGAACTCACATGAAGCTAGGGATGATGGGACCTCGCGTAAGGTTCCGTCTGACTAAACAATCTACATGAAACGTAAGTGCTTCGCACTTAATATAAATACAATAAATAGTTAGAGCGAAAGCGAAAACTTGTGTTTACGTAGTAAACACATTATAAGTAGGAAAAAATATGCGTGTACAAGATATATTAGTAGAAGTTGATCCAGCACTAAAAAGTTTGGTAAATCCTTTATCTAGTGTTAACACATCGATACCAAAATTCGATATGAAACCATCTGGAGTACTTGATAAAAGCGGAAACAAGATATTTAATGTTGTCGACAATAATGGTAAGGTTGTAAAATCTTTTAGTGGTCCAAATGCGGCTGGTGAAGCTGAACAATTTCGTGATACAGAAAATAATAAAGATAGATCCAAAGGTCAAAAAGTTGGTAACAAAAACCTAAAGTCACCTGATCAAAAAATGTCTAAGGACGAAATTAAAAAATTAGTCAAAGACGAAATGGACAAAGACAACAAAACATTAAAGAAAATTAAGAAGTACCTTCGTAAACCTGGTGCTAGGTGGGGTGGTATTATAGGAGTTTTGGCAACAACTGGATTTCTCAGCTATGATAGACTGTCTAAGCATCTACGTGCATACGGAAGATATTTTTGCTTGAATAACAATCAAAGTGGACCTGGACCTTATAAAAAGGAACTAGACATGGTTAAAGCTAGAATTACAGCAGACTTTGGACATGCTATTAATCAAATTTTAGGTGCTTTGATTGCAGGAACGATTGCAGGAAGAACAGCGGCATATTTCTTTGGAGGCTTTCCTGGACTAGGATGGCTAGTAACCTTAATAACTTTTGTGGGCGGAACCGCTCTAGTAATTGCTTTGGAAAAGCTAAGAGACAACAACGAGTTTTGGGACAAATGGACAGCTAATACAACTGGAAAAATACTATCTGGAAAATGGTTAAATGATCTGGCTGGTGTCGGATCTGGACAAGCATGTATACCTGAAGGTATTGAACTTGATGAAGAGTCTGAAAGACAAATGACTAAACAAGTCTCAATGGATATTATTAATAGTGATCCGCGTATAGCAAAAGCACTTAAACTAGCTAAGAAAAAGAAAGCTAGATCAAAGGCATCTTAGCATCACTAGTTAACTTAATATTTTCTTCTGCAATTTTACTAATTATTTCTTTATCATCAGCTGAAATCTTATACATAACATCATCATAAGATAATGCTCCTCGCATGTACCATGCTAATTTGTAAGCATCATATTTTAATTGTTTACAGGCGGCTTCGTATTCATCACCTAGGGCTAAAAGTTGAGATTCCTCGAGCGGAGCGATCGTGTTCCGAAAAAAGACGAGTAATCCACATTTAGTTTTGACTTGTAAACTGAATCACAATCTTCACTTGCACAGGTTATGTCTAAGATATCGTTGTTCCAGTCAACGTTCATTTCTTCAATTCCATTTCTTACTTGACCAAATATTTCTGCATCGTTATCTATAACAAATGATTTAATTGCATTTACATCAGTTTCATTATCTTCACCTTTGGTAATATTGCTAATATGTGCAATTGAAAGATCAATGTTAACTTGACTTAAAGTATCAAGAATCTCTTGTCTTTTTATAGCTTTTTCAGATTCCTCTATATTTAAATTTTCAACTTGTGCAATTTGTTTTTGAAGTGTAAAGTGTTGTTGACTGAAGTGCGTTGTTTCTTTATAAGTTAATGGTCTTAGATGAAATGTAAGTTCTTTAATTTGAACCTGATTGACTAGTTTTCCACCGTCAATTTTATCCATCATCTTCTGTAGCTGTATGTCACTTGTTGTTTCTTCTTCGCACTTTGGACATGTTGTTGTTATTGGCATGGTATTTCCATAAGTTGCCATTCTAATGGCTAACAAAATGTAATCCAAGTCAAAGCCTATTATTCTCCAGGGATCTTTAATCAAAGGTATACAGCTCTGTATAATTTTAGCTGTTGATTCTCCAGAAAATAACGCATCTGGTGTCTTAAGCATGATCTCGTCCATGGTGTTCATGCCAAAAACAGGCAACTGTGTGTATTGCTGATCCTGAATTACAGATTCATCGTAAAAATGACCTTTACTTGGAAGGTCAATGAATATCTTAGGCTGTCTTTTATGTTGTTCTAAAAAACTGCTCATATAATTCTCCACATAAATACATATAGTAATACTTAGCCCGAAAAGTTAAGTACGTATATAATATAGGTTTTAAATTTTATGACAGAAGACGAACTAAGACGTGCGATAGCGGAAGCAATGTCAGAAGCCTTTAAAAATCAGGCTAAAAATGCACCTTCTGGTGGTGGCACAGGAATGTTATCAAAATCAGCTGAGAGTCTCGGCGGAGCATTTAAAGAATTTGGAAAACAGGTAAATTCTGGTGGTGGTAGATTATCAGAAGTGTCTAATACCTTTGCAAAAAGTACAAAAAACGTATTTGGTCCATTATCAACAGCATTTGGGGGTATTACTACAGGAATACAATACCTTGAAGAAACTACAGATCAATTTAGAAGACTATCCAAAGTAGGTGGCGGAGCGGCTGGTAGTTTAGGAGCACTCAGAGCACAAGCAGGTAGGGCAAATTTAAGTTTAGATGCATTTGCAGGAATAGTTGAAAGAAATTCACAACAGTTGGTTGGATTTGGAGGAGGATTAGAATCAGGACAAAGAAAAGTTGCTGAACTAGGCTCCGCAATGTTTGATACAGGTATCATTGATAGATTCATGGCTCTAGGATATTCTATAGAAGAAGCAAATGAATTTGTAGTAAAAAATACAGCGTTACAAAATCGTCAAGCAATGTTAGAAGGAATGAGTACTGCACAGCAGGTAAGTTCAGCCGCGGCACTGGCTAAAAACATGCAGATCATGGCAAAGCTAACCGGTAAAGACGTACAGCAGATGCAAGATGAATTAATGGAAAGACAGAGGTCTGGTTCAACACAGGCGGCATTGCGTCTAATGGAGATGGACGGAGTTACTAATGCAGGAGCGGCATACCAAGGAGTTCAGTCTACTTTACAAGCAGGTTCGTCAACATTAAGAAACTTATTTGATGACTTAACACAAGCACAGGCACCATTGACAGCTTCAACACAGCAGTATGCGGCTGTAAACCAAGAAGCATACCAACTTGCAATGCAGGCAAGAAACGCAATGGCACGTGGTGACGAAGTAAAAGCAAAAGAACTTGCGGCTCAAGCTGTAGCGGCAGAACAACAAATGGCGACTTCAAGGCAAGGACTTACCATTGCAACTTACGGTCAAATAAGTGACATTGCAAAAGGTCAAGCCGATGTCCTTCAAGAAACTGGTGACATAATCACAGGTGTGCAAGCCGCGGCTAAGAAAATGGGAATTGCTACTAATACAGCGGCAGGACATATGGAAGCGTTTAGTAAAGCACTTGAAACAATTACCACACAAGTTAGTACACAACAAATGGGCAGAGCACCTGGCCAAGATGCTTTAAAACTTATTAATGAATCAGAACAAGCACTTGCAGAAACAGCTGGAGACATAAACGAACAAATAGGACTACAGATTGAAAGCAATACCCATATGGTTACGGCATTTCAAAAAGCCACAGGTACATTGGACACTATCACATCAGAATTAGAAGTTATAGCCGATACAATTAGTGGTGTACCCGGAAGTTCAACTAACCAAGTCGGTGACCTACAAAGTAGAGTTGGTGACACTACAGACACAGGAAACACAATAACACAGGATCACGTAAAATTATTACAAACTGCTTTAGATCCTATGAAGCCAATGAGTGAAAGAATACAAGCATCTGAAATACTTAACGCTACAGGTATTATGGATAACGGTATGTTAAAAACAACACTTCAAGGTATTAACACTACATTGTTAAGCGAATCAAAGAGCTCCTCAACTGCTGAAAAAACAGAACAAGACACTGGAGTAGGAAAAAGCATGTGGGATACGCTTAAAGGAGCAGTAGGTTTAGCAGAAGGAGGAACACTAGGTGCTGGAATGCTAGGCGTAGTGGGTGAAGGTGGAGGCATGCAAAATGCAGAACTGTTAACTGGTCCTGCAACAGTTACTCCTATGACTACAATGGCCAATGCACTTCAGACTCAGTTTTCTTCTATGACTAATCAGATGCAAAATGCAATGAAACAAGATCCCACAGGGGTACCACAAGCTCTACAAGATGTTATGACAGATTTAAAAGCTATAGCACCAAAAACAGATGATATAGATCCTACAGGGGTTCCACAAGCTCTACAAGATGTTATGAAAAAACAAATGCAAGAAATGCAAAACAGTCCGGACCTTATTCAAATGATGCAACAGCTAATAGAAATAAATAGAAAAACAATGGAAAACACTAATAAACAATTTAAGCTGTCAACTGACAACATGAGGGGTATTTAATGAGCTGGAAAAAGTATTTTACTCCTGTACAAACAGGAGATAATCAAACTGGTAGCTATTCGCCCCTGAGCGGCAAAGGATCTTCCACACAACCGGGTCCTGCTAGATCAAATTATAGTTCATTCCTACCAGATGTGTATGTAGGAACTCCTAACAGAGTTGAAAGATATGGACAATACAATACCATGGATATGGATTCAGAAGTCAATGCGGCTCTTGATATCTTAGCTGAGTTTTGTACACAAAAAAATAAGAAGAACGATACACATTTTGAATTCAAATTTTACAAAAATGCAACTAATTCAGAAGTACAGATACTGAGCGAATATCTAAAACAATGGTATAAGATACAGCGTTTTGAAAATAGAATGTTCCGTATTTTTAGGAACACTTTTAAATACGGAGATGGATTTTTTGTTAGAGATCCAGAAACTAAAAAATTATATCATGTTGATCCTTCAAAAGTAAACAGGATAATTGTGAATGAATCAGAAGGCAAAAAACCTGAGCAGTACGTAATTAAAGATGTTACATTTAATTTTGCTGATATGGTAGCAACCAAAGCACTTCAAACTAACGGTAATGTAACCGGAGGAGGCAGTGGATATTTAACTGGTGGTGCTAGAGGAATGACTGGAAACAGTTCAGGACAATTAGGAAATAGATTTACAGTAGAGCAAGGTGAAATGGCAGTTAATGCAGAACATGTTTTTCATCTTAGTTTATCTGAAGGACTAGATAACAATTATCCATTTGGTAACTCCCTGTTAGAGACAGTTTTTAAGGTTTACAAACAAAAAGAATTATTAGAAGATGCAATTATTATATACAGGGTGCAGAGAGCACCTGAACGTAGAGTATTTTATGTAGATGTTGGCAACATGCCATCACACCTTGCAATGCAGTTTGTGGAAAGAGTAAAAACAGAGATACATCAAAGACGTATACCGTCCAAGACAGGCGGGGGTACAAATGTTATAGACAGTAGTTACAACCCGTTGTCAATCAACGAAGACTACTTTTTCCCACAAACAGCAGAAGGGCGTGGATCTAAAGTTGAAACACTGCCTGGAGGCACAAACTTAGGAGAAATAGATGATCTCAGATATTTTACTAATAAGCTCATACGGGGTTTACGAATTCCTAGTTCATACTTACCAACCGGGGCAGATGACAGCAATGCTCAGTATAATGACGGTAGAGTAGGAACAGCATTTATCCAAGAACTACGTTTTAACACATATTGTGAAAGATTACAAAACTTACTAGTTGACGAATTTGATCAAGAATTTAAAAGATATTTGTTAGAAAAAGGCATGAACATTGATACAGCAATGTTTGATCTTAAATTTATGCCTCCGCAGAACTTTGCGGCTTACAGACAAACAGAATTAGATAATCAGCGTATTGGATCATTTGCACAAATACAAGCAGTTCCGTTCTTATCTAATAGATTTGCACTAAAAAGATTCTTAGGACTATCAGAAGAA